TTCATCAGTGGTTAATCCACGCTCTTTCAGTAATTCAATTGTATAATTGTTTCTTATATCCTTATTTACTAACTTACATTTCATTAAAACCAAATCTCCTTATTCATATCATGTTCTTCCTCATCTGCATTGTTAATTGCTTCTGTTAGTACAGATAGCTGTTTAAGAATGATTCCCATTGCATTTGTACTTGATGAGTCATCAATAGATATCACTACTTGTCCTAAATTATATTGTATAAGACTAATCGTATTTATTAACTGTTTTCTTTGCTTATTTGTTATTTTCATTTTATTCTTACTCTCTTTCTTAATAACTTTTCAAATATTTCTTCTCCTTTATCGGTTGGAGAATCTTTAAGGTCTAATAATCCCTCTCTATCATAAATGAAAGAAAAATCTGCATAATTCTGATATTTCTTTCCTATATTATATAATTTATTAAAATATTCGTCTTTAGGTGGTATTTCTTCTTTGTCGAAACAAATAATAATTTCTTGCGGATGAGCGTTTTGAATTAGAATTTTCAAAGCGTGTTTATTGAACTGACTTCCGCACACGGCGGCCGAGCAGTTTGGACGCTGAAAAGATTCCATTTGCATACAACTTTTTTCTGCTTCAAAAAGAAAACAAATACCTTCACGCTGTATATTTTCCTTTGTCCAATTTAATCCATATAAGTTCAATGAAAGTGGGTGACTATACCACTTACCCTCTATTTGAACTGGCATATATTTACCAAGATTTTCAACTTCCCATTCGTTGAGAGCGCGCCCTCGAATTCCAACCAATTCTCCATCTACATTATAGTGTGGTATTATAATTTTGTTTTGTGGTATGGAATATCGTATATCAAATTTATCCATAGCTTCTTTACTAATTCCATCAGCTAACCATTCAGGTGGATAGAACTTTGTGAAGCAATCAAGTATACCATTCGGATATGTTGGAAGTTTCTTTAGCTCGGCCGCCCTATACGTATCACGTATACTTTGGTACTTTTGTGGCGCGAAGCCAAAAGTTTGTTCATAATTACTACAATCAAGAATTACTTTATATATATCTTGATACCAGTCATAATCAATTCCTCTACAGTCATAATAGTGTTTAAGGAATTTGAAAATGGACATATTCCCACATTCTGTAAAGCAGACAAATAAATGATTGTTTTCATAATAATATAGCTTCATTGAAGCTTCATCTGCATTTTCATTATGACAAATAGTTGGGAAGACTACATATCCTGGTTTTTCTATATAGTCATTCGCACCAAGCGTTTCCATCAATCGAATGACTTTTTGAGTATCTAATTGTTCGATAATACCTTTATAATCAATCAATTATTTCACCCTCATTTAACCTTTCCAAAATTACTTTCAAATGTTCATTTTCATGTTCATCCCAACTTGTAATTTTATAATCATCTCTTTCAAAGAAATCATCTATCGGTTCAAGTCTTGAATCGGTTATAAATAAATCCCTTTTTCTTAAAGTACCCAAATTCATATCTGACCAAATTCTAACTTGCGTCCATTCACCACTTCTAACTTTAAATATATCAGTTACTAAGTTTGGTTTCTTATCTGGATTATCTTTATATAAAGGTTCAAGTATTTCAAGTTCTTCTTTAGTTGGTCGTGCCATTATTGCACCATTATCGGCTTTATTAATTGTACTTCGCCCACCAGCTAAAGAACCTTCGTTTCTTATATCTTTATTGTCATCGCCTTTTGCGTTTAACTGTGTCGCGGTAAACATTGCTACATCTAATTCAACTGCTAAATCTTTCAGTGCTGTTGCGAACATCAGTAACACCTCATCATTCCTGAGTGCGAATCCTTTGAACTCATTTAGTAAGGAAGGTCCAATAAATACATAATCATAAAATACATAACCTATATCATGAGTGATACAGTTTTCTCTTACAATTGTCTTAACCAATTCGATTGTTGGATTCGGCATTTTAACAAGTATTAAATTATCCGAATATTTTTCCATTAAATGAATCGCTTGAGTTATAACTGCGCGCTCTCTATCTGAGAAATCTGCATATTTAAATCTAACTGCATTTATATCTGTTAAATAAGCAAGAATCATTGTTCTTACTTCTTTAAATCTCTGCTCAGTTACAATGAATAAAACTTTTTCTGAATTTCCTTCTTGTTCCCATTCACAAGTTGTACTATTATATCTAAAAGGATAAGCCAAATAACACGCATCAGCTACTGCATTTCTTGTTTTACCAACACCACTGGCCGCGCTTCGAATTGTAAGTGTTCCCTTCTTTGCTCCATCAATTACTTGATTATAAATTGCTCCTTGAATGGGAATACCAATTTCATATGCTGCACCAAGCTGTTCAACAAAATCTTCAATACCAGCTGCCGCGCTCTGTATTTCTACTTCATCATTAACTTCATATTTAGATTCAAGACCTAACAGTTTTTTCCTCACTCCATCAGTTATATCCTTTGTTGTAAGAAACTCAAATGCTCCATTTATTTCTTGAGCTCTTGGGTCGGTTAAGTCTTCACAATAATATTCCGATGTATCGAAACCACTTCTTTTTAAATCTTTTAATAGATTTAACTTTTTAAACTTTCCATAGTAGTAATCAAAGTTTTCTACTTCAGATAACTCAATTATATCTTGAAGATATTCAATACCATTTTTTTCTTTGAAAACTACAGCTGCCGCTTGATTCGTACTTAAAAAATTCTCTACATCTATAGGTTGTATGTTTGTGGCGCCGTTGCGATACAAACCTTCAATCGCGCTATAAATATACTTTTCAAATCGACTTGGAAAATCAGTTAATACAAAAGAATATTTATCAACCTGACTTAGTAGCTGTGGTTTCTTCATTAAGCTACCAAGCAACTGTTGAACAGTTCTTTTATCTACCACTCATCGTCCTCCATTTCCTCTATCGCATCTAAGTTTACTTCAAACTTACGAGGCTGAATAGATTTTTTAGTAACAATCTTTTTCTGTCTTTGTTCAGCTTCGCGCATTTGACGTTCTATATCTGCAACAACTCCCTTTGTTTTCTTTTCCCTGTTATACCAATAAGTACAGGCTTCATTATATATAAACGGAACTATACCAATTCCACCATGACCTTTATTCCAATCTCCGCCTTTTATTTCATAAAAATATTTCAACGCAAAAAAGATGCCCTTGACCGTCATTTTATTTTCTCTTACAAACTTATCAATCTGTGCTTTACACATATGATAATCATAAGATACTTTGAGGTCGCGCGCAATGAAGTCAAATATAAATGCTCTATATTCTTCATCAGTTGCAGGAGTTGATTCGCGCCAAGTCTCATAACAATTTTTATGGTAATACCAGTTGCGCGATTTCATAACCCAAGTTAGCCCATTTGGGTCAGCATTTCTATCAATTTCTTCTCCGCAAATACGACAATGAACTAAATTAAATTTCTTCTTTTTTATATCTCCAGATGTATCCACCAGCAGTTTTTCTCCTTCCTTTACAAACTTTTCCTATGTCTCCATTATCTATATTATTTGTTAGTGCCGCCTCCTGTATTGAATCATAAGAAGCTATAAAATTCATATTTTTATCATATTGAATCACTGGTATGCGTCGATTTGATGCCCCTTTTTTGGCCGCCCTGCTTCGTCTTATATGAGAACTTATATTAAAACTATTTAAAGCTCTAATAATAGTTGCTTCATCCGTTTTTAGTATTTGTGCTATAGTTTTTTGATTTAAACCACTTTCCCATAACTCATAAATATGATAATAATCATTAACTAAATAACCTTCACCACCTCGTGTTAAGTTATATCCTTTGTCACGACCGTCCAAAATACAACAATCATATAATTTAATATAATATTTTTCTCGTTCTGATAATTCCGATATTGAGCATTCTTCTAAAATTTGAAAGTCAAAATTTTCTATTCCATACTTCTTAAAAGCTAAATATAAAGGTTTATTCTTTTCTTTGTTATTATCTTTTTTTAAGTATAGTGAACGATGATGTTGCCATCGCTCTTCGATATTAACACTTAAACCTATGTAAATCTTATTATTTATTTTATTACGAATTAAATAAATACCACAACTCATAACTTACTCCATATAGAACTCCTTTCTATTTCCTTTCTTATATTATATCAGAAATTCGAATAAAAGTCAAATTTAAAAAGCACACCATTACTGGCATGCTTTTCTACACCTAGGACAAGCTAGGTCATCATATTCATGGAGGACTTCTTCCTGAACAATAACTGTTTTCCCACATTGACATCGACAAGTCCATATGGGCTTTACATTTAATTGGCTAATGCCTGCAAAACTTTTTACAGTTAATTGCCCATAAGTACGACCAATCTCTGCTTTTGTATCAATCATTATTGCATTTCTCTCATTTCGATAAGAACAAGATTGAAAAGCTCCTTCTGGTCTTCGGTAATCTCAGATAGTTTAATCTTTCTACCAAAAATCATTTCAACCTTCTTTAAAATCTTATCTGCATTAGCTGGGTCTTTACCTACAAGATTTCCCCAAATTACAGAAGCTTCTTCTCTAATCTTATCGAAATCAAGTTCTTCCTCAATTTTCTTTTCAACTTTATCTACTACCGTCGCGCCATCTTTTTCTCTCTGCATATCAATAGCATCGTTAATAGCTTCAACAAGTTCATTATAACCAAGTTTAATCTTTGGCGCGAGATATGGGAATCTGCTACCCGCCATAACAGTAGGAGTCTGACGTGTATAAAGCCATCTTTCACTATTACCCATTTCATCCCACTCAGTAGCAATATAACCAATAATATCTACTATCTGATTTACTACTTCATAACATCTCTTCGGCATAGAAGGAGCAAGAATTTCAATTTCACTATCGTCGGCAGTTTTCTCTTTTCTTGTTTCAATATGAGAAATAAGAACAAGACCATAACCAAGCATAGTGATTTGTCTTAAACAATTTTCAAATTCTTTCTTGGCAAGTCCCCAACCTTGACCCCAAGCTATATCTCGAATTGATTGTACACCATTCTGCGCGCAGATATACTGTTCGCACATATCATATGCAATAGTAGTAGTATCAATCGTAATAGTATCATACATTGCCTGCGCTTCAGGTTTTTTC